TTTATAAAATGCGGTAAGTCGGCTTCTTTATGATGATAGCTGAATAATATTTTATCAAACGCTTTGGCGTTTTTCTCCCACCATCGAATAGTTCTACTACCATTTGTAGTCATTGTAACTTTTACGTCATACATTGCTTTTAAGTCTCTAGAAAATTTAGCAACGTTTGGCCAAAGTGTAGGTTCACCGCCTAACAGATTAACTTCAAAACTATCTTTGCCGTTTGCTATATAAAAATCTAATAGATGAGTAAAATGTTTTATCAATGACTCATAGTCGTTTGGCCATCTAGTATCTCCGCCGTTAGCATAATCGCCGCAATACAAGCATTTATAGTTACAATAGTTTCCTACCATATACTCTATACGGAGTCTATTTTTAGGCTCCATTGTTTCTATTTTAATTAGATCTTTCATAGCAAGTGTGATAGTTCAGGAAATATTTTTGATGCATCCAGGCCGCGTATTCCGTCTAGCTTGTTTACATATTCCTTAAACCCTGGAAGTAAATGACTGTTATCCTTTGAATCCATATGCGCTAACAATCCTTCCCATTTAGACCAGCCAGCTGGGTTATGTATCCAAAAATCATCGTCCTGTGTATAATTTTCCCATAGCCACGTTTTAAGTTCTGCAAAACGTTCACGCACTTCTTGTTTATCTTGTTCTGGTAGTATTGTAATATTAAGAAACGTTGGTATGTGTACTAGATGTATATTAACTAATCCACCACCCATTTGTACGCCACCTACTAATCCAATATTCATCTTTTTAAAATTACTTTTTATTTTCCATTTAATAAAATCAGGCATATGTTTGATATTAAATATTTGTACTGCCGTTGCCATACTAATGTGTATGTTGTCTGGTGTGTTATCTAACATATGTAGTGTGCGTTCTACATCAGCAAACTTTGTAGGAAAGCGAATATAATCATCACGTTCAAAACTTGCATCAACACTAACAGCAAATTTAACTTTACGAAACTTTGACCATAGCTCAATTAGCTCGTTGTCTACAAGAATACCATTTGAGTTGTAACGTAGCAATATGTTGTTCTGATAACCCTGGCGAATGATTTCTTTAATGAACATCTTGTGTTCTTTTATCATTAGAGGTTCGCCACCAGCAAAGTAAACTTGTTTTAGATTAGGCACTTGTGCATACAACTCTTTCCAGAATGATTCTTTCTCGTGCCACTTATTATTAAACTCTTTTCGATCCCATTGCATTTGTCTTTTTACTTCTGGGTCTTGTAATAAAGGAATAAGTTTTTTATGATCTGCTACCCACTTACTTGAATCATGTGGGCTACACATTACACATTTAATATTACACGTATGCCCTAAGCGTAGATCTAAATACTGTAGTTTGTCTGGAACTGTACCGTCTTCATTAGTTTGAGCGATAAGTTCTTCTATGTCAACACCTTCGTCTTTCATCCATGTAGCAGTTTCCCATACACGTTTACTTAACATTCCTTGAGATTCTTCATCAAAACACGCTTTACAACTAGCAGGTATTTCTCCCTTTAACATTGTCGTACGTACACTTTTCATGTAGTCATTATTAAACGCTTCCAACGGTGTATTTCGTGCAAAGTTTGCAGGCTTGCCGTCCTCCATTTTAACAAGTCCAACTTCGTGATCAACTCCTGCTCCACTAGCATTAGCTGTACAACAAAGTCGCATATCTCCATTAGGTCGAGTTGCTAAGTGTATCCACGGAAGTACACAGAAAGTACAACTTGCTTTGGATTCAACTTCTCGTTGAAAATCTCCTAAACGCGATCCTTCTTTATCGTACCAATAGTTCATTTCTTTTTACCTATAATCATATAGCGTTCATACTTTGGAGTATCAAGCGTTCCTCTATAAAATGGTTTTAACTTACTCATGCGCATAAAGTCATCTATGTCTGTTGCACAACGTATATGTTCGTCGTGTATAAAATAGTTATTGCTTTGAATTACAATTAGTGCATCATCTGGTTGGTTGTCTAACCATGTTACATACTGTTCTTGTGTGATGTGTTCGCAACTAGTGTTTATAACTACATTAGCATTAGTAGTGTATTTGCACATATCTGCTGTTACAGCACTAAACCTACTTTGCATCTCTTGACGCTTGTTTACTGTGTTTGCTATATCTTCGCACACAGGGTCTATATCCACGCTTGTAATGCTGTCTAACGGTAGGCGACTGTTAAAGAGTATACTTGCCAGCACTCCGTTCCAACCACCGTATATGACTATGCTATTCTGTTTTGACTTAGGTATTAAATTGTATAACTCTGTTGCTAACCAAACTTTACTATTAACTTGGCCTTTCCAGAAACTTTCAAGTGTACGGTATTTGTCATCGCTGTTGCGAATAGCATCCATCCAAAATAGGACATCTTGTATGTCAACTTTCAAATTGTGCTCCTAGTTTATCAAAAATGCCGCATTGTTTACTACATTCTTTAAGTGGCCTATCGGTCCAGGTATTTTCAATTTTTGTAAAATAGTCTTCTTCAAATATTTCTTTTAGGGTTTGTTTGTGTAGATTAGGAAACTGTCCGACTTGATCCATATAATCTATTCTAGATTCTTGAGATGGTAAAATCCAACCAAAGTCTAACCAACAGCACGGACTTACTGTACCGTTAGAAGCTATGTACAACTGCGACTGTGTTTTAGCTTTACAAGAAATTGTAGGTTTAACTGAATTTTTAGCTTGTTCTACTAACGGAATCATAACAGAACTCTTACTAGTAGGTTCTAAATAATGTGTAGTTTTGCCAGCATCATTAAGTACTGGCCATTTATCATTTTTAAATCTGCTAGTGTGTTTTACTGTAAATTTATTAAACTTCATGTCAGTACAAATTTGTCGACAATCTTCTATTTGATGTTCGTTATGTTTGAACACTAACATATGCCATTCTGCTTGTCCACCATTATTAATAAATGCTTCGGCGTTTTTAATAATTCTATGCCAATCAGTTGATATTCTGTACAAGGAATGTGTGTCTGATAAACCGTCAATACCAAATGTTACATATACATCTAGTGTTGCTAATTTATGCCACCAAGCAACACTTCTAGCACTGCCATTGGTATGCATACTTAGTCTTATATTAGGATTGGACAATCTCAAGTATTCAAATATTTCAAGTGTGTCTTCTGCAATTATAGGATCTCCTAAATTGCCACACATAAACAATTTATCTAACTGTTGTACAAAATTAACAGGAAACCATTGTTTAAATTGTTCAAGTGTAATTTCGTCTAGTGTTATAAACGGATTTAACAATCCGCCATTGATTCGTCGAGGACACATTGGACAACGTGCTTGACATTTACTAGTAACTTCTAAGTGTATTTCTCTTATGTTAGCATAATTATACATTAACGAACCTTTCATTATATTCGCTAAAAGACATGCGTGTTGGGTTCCAGTCTTTGAAGGTGTAATTGTTTTTTTCTCTATAGACAATGTTTTGATAACATGTTGCGTTATCAGCAGGGTATGTTTGTACTAACCCATCAAAGTCCTTCCAATCAGACTGGGTCCAACTGAACCAACTCTTTTTCCAGAAGTCCCACCATTTTTGATTGCCTTTATATGTACGTTCTCTCATTTGCATACTTACAAATAATAAGTTATACGTTTTATCAATTGCTGTTTCTAATGCGGGTAAAATAGTATTAATCATTATACCATGATGGTGTTTAAATTTTTTAACAGATCGCACATAAGGAAATGCATACATTCTATTAAACACTCTAGCAACATCATTAGTATATTCTTTGATGCCGCCAAACATCATAGGCCTTCCATCAGGATAGTATGCTATAAAAAATACTTTATGATCTGATACTTTACAACGATGTGGAAGGTAGTTTTCTCTTAACCAATTATCTTCTTCAAGACATAAATTTCTAACACGTTCCCATTCGTCATTATCGTAATCAAAAATCCATAATTTAATTTCGTTTGTTTCTAACGTAACATCTATCACGAGACCTTAAATACCTTTTCAATGATCCAAGCCGGAGGATCTATTTCCCACCAGTTATGACCGTGTCTATGATCACTAGGGCGTGTGTGATGATAGTTGTGCCAACCTTCACCCCAACTTAAAATAGAAGCAAGTGGGCTATTAACCGAGTCGTCATCATCTATCGACGGTAATACTTTATAACCAAATTTATCCGAATGGGGTATTACAGCAAATGCTCCTGCTGCTTGATAACACAATGCAGCTGGGATACTGAATACAAATACCATTAATAACGGATTAATTAAAAATAAAATAATTGCATACGAGTATAGAATTCTAAAATAATGTTTATGAATATACTGAGCATCTTTATCTTTAATTACATCTCGCAAAATTCTTGGTGGAATACGAACATTATCATACAACGTAAGCCAGGCTTTAATATACCCGATGTTTTTTGGAGACTGATTATCTTCATGTGATCCAGAGTGCATATGATGATAACGATGCATTGCTGACCAAGATATCGGAGATCCAAAAGCTGAGAAAATTGAAATGTATTTTAAAAACTTTTCTCGTAATGGTCCGGTTTTAAAACTCCTATGACTAATAAATCTATGTAATGCTATGTTTACACTCATAATCATAACAACACCAAACATAGCTAATCCTATTAAAAGCCAGTAGAGTTCACCAATTGCTATTACATATATAATACCTGCTATTCCAATTATATGATTTACTAATGCTGTAAACTGTACTTGTCTTGCGTGTGTCATTATCTTGCATGCCTCAATGATTCTGGTTTGGCTATTAGTTTAATAACATGTTTGCCAATATCAGGTTGCTTCCAGTTCCATCCAAACGCATAAGATCCTGGTCTGTGATGGTGGTTATTGTGCCATCCTTCTCCCCACATAAGCAATCCCATAATAAAAGTATTTTTAGAATTATCTTTAGTATCATTTAGCTTATTGCCAAAAATATGAGCGCCTACTGTTATCCAAGAAATCCAGTGTATATTAAACATAGTAACAACAAGGTATCCGTATAAAAATAAGTCAATATCAATAAGAGCTAGTATAGCCATGTAAGTAATAAGAATTTTAAAATAATGTCGATGGAACCATTTATGTATTGGATCTCTAGCCAAGTCTGAAATTGTCTTTAAAGGAACATGGTGAGCTGGCCAATAGTTGAACCAATACTTTAGTTTAGTAAAAAATGGTTGTCCTACAATGCGGTGAGGATCGTCTTCAGTGTCAGATGTCCTATGATGGATTCTATGTGTTCCGGCCCATGTAATTGTAGATCCAACTGTGTTAATTAAAATTAAAAAATGTAGAATATATTTGACTAGTTTATTGCGTGGCTCAAACGAATTGTGTGCGGCCCAGCGATGCATTCCAATAGAAATACCTAAATGCACAATAAACCAAAATGCCAATACGCTATATAAAAAGTATGTAGTATTCCAGTTAAATATTAGTACCAGAGGGCCGCCAATGTAACATAATGCTTGGAAAAATTTTATTTTATGATTCCAGGTTAATTTTTTCATAATAAATCCTTAAATAGTATTCTATTTATTAGATATTGGTTTCATTTTTGGCAACTTAGAGTCTGCACTACTAACACAGCTCGGTGTAATGCACTTAGATGGTGCTTTAAACAGCTCAAATCCGCCGTCTAACGTGCCCAAGGGTTCATCATGGCAACTGTAGCTACGTTTAACTTCATTCTCACGTATAACACATCCTTGATACCCTGCGTTACATATCCAACCTTTAAACTTGTTAAAGCCAAACGCATTAAAACGTTCTGCTTGATCTAATTCGTATTCGTTTCTGTCTTTATCGTAGAGTGCAATTTGGGCAATTTGCTTTCCGTCCCATTGTTGGGGGAAGCCAGATTGCATTTGTTGTATTTGTGCATCATTGTATCCATGCACAACATGGGAAGCAGTGGGATCGGACTGGGGCTTGAGAGTAACATTAATGCCTCTGGCGGCAAATCGTTGTAAGCGTTCGTAAAGCTCTTGAAACATTTCAGGAACCATAACTTGATTGATCGTAACATATACTCCTCCTTCTATTAATTGGAGACACTTATCTCCAAACTCTTGTTCATTAGCAAATTCAGCATGATAACTTGCTGTTATGCTTCTACGTTTAAGGTGTTGAGTATTGTCAATAAAATTAGCCCACCATTTGTGTCCTGGGCTTAAATTTGTTGTCATATGTATGCTTTGATATTCCGGTAGCTCATCGTTAGCATAGTACTCAACTACTTTATTAAAGTATTTATACGCTGTGGGTTCGCCGCCTGAGAAACTAAAATGGAAGTCTGTAAAGCCGTTTGCACGAGCCTGTGCTTTGATACTATCTAGGGTGTTTAAGTACAATTCTAAATCTTGGTGGTCAGGGGTACTAGATCTAGCGTATGGCCAGCAATAACTGCATGAATAATTACAAAATCTAGCCAGGATCCACGAAACTGTGAAAAGATGGCTCTTTAGGAGGGTTTTCTGCCCAAACTCAGTAATATCTTGCCAAGGTATCTTGTTGTAATCATTCATTACATGTTGCATCAAACTGTGTCCTTAACCAATCAAAGTCGTTTATTAATTGTAAATTAGGCTTGCTAGAAAGCCCAAACTCCCTGCCAGCGATAGCACCTTTAATAGCGTACTTGCCGAAGGGACGGTCTTCTCCCACTGTTGTCCATATTCTGAGTCTTTCATTTGTTTCATCCTCGTTTTGTCTGTCTATAGTTTTACTTGCTAGTTTAGTACATTCTCTAAATGCACCTTTCCATGCTTCAAACTCATTTGTGTTAAATGCTGTAACATTAGATGTTTCAGGCATTGCTTTAAAATACTCACTAATACTTGTAGTCATGTCTGGCTTCGTTGTATCCATGTTTAGTGTAAGTTTACGTGGTAACAACTTTACTCCGCCATATCCGTACAATAGATTGTTTACTGGATTGCGACTACGCCACACATGTACAGTTTCTAAATCATATTCATCTACTTTATGATCAAAGTTAAATGTGTCAAGAATTTGTGCATCAGCATCAACTACCCAAAACATTTTAGTAAAACATTTCTTAGCGGCGGCAATATGTGCTTGGTGAATTCCTTTTACACCATCAATACGCTTTGCTCTTGGAAAGTTATCCTTTAACGCTTGCCAGGTTGCATCTGCATTAGGCTCGTTGTAACTTATGAATACAATGTCATACATTTATATATTATACAGCATTTTCTATTTCTTGTCAATCATAAAGTCACGCAAACTAAAGTTTGTACCTAACATATGATCTGTACTTGCTGTTTTATCATTTGACCATACTAAGACTTCTGGGTCTTCGTATAGAAAGTCACATCCTTGACAGTAGTCAGGAAAGTCACCCATTTCGTGATCTTTACGCAACTTGTTATACGCATCACCGTACCAAATATCTTCTATGCTAGTAGTTTCAATATGCCCTAGTACGCTTTTACTTTCATTAGGTGGTCCCATTGTTTGACAGCAAGGAGTAACCGCACCTTTTAATCCATCAATGCCACCTGAACGTATTGTAATCTCTGGAGCAAATGGTCTACCGCATGATCTACGCTTACTAGGATCACGCACGTATAATGGCTGGTAGTTACCACTCCAATTATGCATCTTCCATATGTATCCTATTGTGCCAGTAGGACCTATAAAGTTATTTCTATATTGATCAACTTCGTATTCAATTTGATTGTTATCTAATATTAAATGATAGCTACTAATTTCGCACTTGCTGTTTGTTTCTTTAATATATTGTTTTGCCTTTATAACATTTGTTTTTAATAGTTCAAAGTTATCAATCGACATCCATTCTTTATACTTGTCTTTGTCATAGCCTATACAACTGAATCTTGCAAAACTAAGTCCTGCATCTACACAGTCTTGCATAAAGTGTCCACTAAAGAAACTTCCGTTGCTGTACATAAAGCTAGGCAGGCCACGCTTGGTACATGCTTCAATGTAACGTGGTAAGTCCTTTGCCATAGTAGGCTCACCTGAACCTTCTAAGTTAATTACAGGCTTGCCCGGCAACTGATCTAATATGTCTTCAAACATATCAAACGGCATCTTGCGTGTCCAGTCTTTACCTCTTCCGGTAGTCTGTGGACACATCTGACACTTGTAATTGCAGCCGCCAAATACTTCTACTACAGCTCTTTCTAAAT